GCACCAGTCACTTCCCAATCGACCAGCCGATCGGCATCAATAATCAGATTATTAGACGCTGTTTTGATGTTTGCGATATCAACATCTGCTAAACATCTAGCGGGAACAGCATCAGCTGGTGACGTATCTAGCGTTGCAATGGTTGCCGTATAACTGTTGGCGTTTAAAAGCCCGACAATGCCGGAAATGGTCATGCCGGATTGCATCAGATCATAATTCAGTGTTGGCGTTGCGCTACCGTTGTGAAATGTTTGCAAACGATTCGCCGCTATAACGAATCTCACTGTTGTTGCTGCGCCTGTGTATTGCGCGGCTAATCCATTGCCGCCGCCGTGCCGCATGTGGCAGCCAGTCCGCCCGTGCGTTGCAAGGTCGTGCCCCCTATCGATGACGGATTTAATTTCAAGCCATTGCGCAGGCGATATAGCGTTGGGGTTATCGCCTTCGCGGGTTGTATTTGCGTATGTTCCGCGCAGACTGCGAGCCTCAAGAGCATCAAGCCAAGAGTTTAATTCACCTGCAAAAACCCCGCCGGTCACATACGCCTCAACATCATCACGGATAAAACAAACCATGCCGCCGCGACGTGGCTTGTTAAATATTTTTGCTGATTCACCCGCTGGCCCTTTAACTAACGCATCTAACGTGTTTGAGCCGCCGCCAGAATTGGAAAAGCCAAGATTAAACGGTGTCGAATCCAGCACGGGATACGTGACAACGCCACCTTTAATAGCCGCTACACCTGTACCTGTGTTTTGTTGTACGTCGCGAGCTACTAATTTGCCGCCACCTATTAAAATCGGATTGTTGTGTTCTGTTGACGCGCCGTTTTGTGTCAGCCAATTGACGTTCGTGTGTCCGCCAGACAACAACCTGAATGTTTTGACAACTGTATTTGCACCGTCAGAGCGACTATACAACGCATGATTTTCGTCACGCGTATCATAAATATGCACCTGTCCGCCAACGCCAAGGGCATCAATCCTGTGTCCCATGTTGCAGCGTGTGAAATGATTTCGCCGCAGAATAACTGTCGATGTAATACCCGCCGCTGTCAGTAATGCATCACCCGCGCAATCGTGCACATAGTTGTCAGCCATTGCGCCGTCTGCAATATTCGCATTAATCCGAAATGCATAGGTTGAAACCTTGGTTTTGCTAATATCGCATTTTCTAGCCGCTGAATTGGCATGTTCTAACCGAAACACATACGACCCAGACATATTTGTGCCGTCGATGTAAATCTTATCCGACCCCCACGGTTCAAAAATCACGCCTTTCGTGTCCGAAATATTTGCAGTAACCATAAACGGAGCTGATTTTGTTGTTTTTAACAAAATCGTATCGCCAGCCGTCGCGGCTGTGTAAGCGGATGCTACGTTAGTCCATGGGTCTAATTCTGTGCCTGTGCCTGTGTTTGTGCCCACACCTGCTGAAACTGTGCAGTCTACATATCTAGTCGCCATTATGCAGCTCCCACAGTCACGCCAGATAATTTACCGCCGCTATAGGTAAATGTTTTAACAACACCGCCGCCGGTTACTGTTGCAATATTGCCGCCGCTATAGGTCGCTGTGTAGTCTATATTATCCTCTGTCCAACTGAGCAAACCATTGGCACCATAAACCATGTTTGATAACGCTCCCACATTCCAACTAATCCCATTACTTGTGTACAGATTTATGCCAACCTGAGCTACTGCAATTCCAACTTTAGAAGCCAACGGCAAATCAGCAACAGATTCATAACTACCTACACCGTAACTCATACCGCCCCCTGCCAGATTCTAAACCCGCTCAAGTCTTTATCGTTGAGCATGGATTTTATGTGTTTGTCGTTTTGCAGCCACTCTTGAAAAGTGATGTTTAGCCGGTTGCAATACGACTCAATAACAGCCATGGGAAAGCTCGCTGCGTGTTTAACGTCTTTGCTACCTGTGGCCCCTGCATCAGCTCGTGCTTTGCAACTGTCTAAAATAGGCTGGCAATCTTGCATAGATTGGACGACTAACAAATCATCCTGTATGTAGTGCTGTGTTTGCATGTCCATAATTAAGCCTCTATTGGCGTAACATTGACTACGCCTGCTGCCGCTTGTTGTATGGCTGCAATATGGGTATTGCCGCTCACGATGAATATTTCAGCTTCACCTGGCATGATTAGAATATTGCTTGATGTTGCCGCTACACCGGAAGCACCGAACTTGATAAACGCCAATGCTGTACAAGCCACGCGCACATAACGCGCTTTTCTACCGCTTGAGTCATTGGGTATGGCCTGACTGGCTGATGTGCCGCTGGTTGTAATCGATACCCCAGCCGCCTGAATTTGTATTGCTTCGTCCATAACGTCCTCTCGACGTGTAAAGAAAGGGGCGCTGTTACACGCCCCACCCAGGATTAAGACAAGTCTTTAACCGCGCCGCTTGATTTCTCTTGACGTGCTTCCAGAGTGTATTCAACCACGATCATTTTTTTATCTGCGTCACCTGTTTTACCAAGGTCAACAGTATCGAATGGCCGCAAAGTCGCCAATGCCCATTTTTCAGTCTCTAGCACAAATGCAGTGCGTGAGCGTTGAAAGCGGTTTGGTACTACTTTCAGCGTACCGAAATCGGACACATACACGTCAACAGAAGCGGTGATGCTTTTATCTTCGGATTTGTCAAACTTGGTATTGCCACCTGTGAAGGTTGAAAAGGTTTGCTTTTGCCCAGGGCCAACCATGATTAAATCAGGTTCTCCGCCTTCTGTATAAGCTTTTTGCAATACGTTTTTCAACTGCGCTTCTGTAAATGCGCGTTGAGTGCCGTCTGTCGGTGCTGCCCATGAACCCATGGTATAAACAGGAGCAACACCGGAAGCGCCAAGATCGACGTTTGTTGCAATCCAACCTTCCAAACCACGCAAATAACGCGCGGCAGAAGATGACCCGGCATGGGTTGCGGTTGTGGTGGCATTCGACACAGCACCGGCCACACCGTTAGCCGCAGAACATAGAGCCCCTTCCATATCGCGCTTGATTTCGGCTGATTTCAACGACATTTGATAACTCATTTCGTTGTTTCTGCCAGCCGCCTTTACAGCTTGGTTTGTGCCGGAAATGATCACATTTTTGGTTGAAATTTGGGTGTAGTTACCAAGCCTTACGGTAGGTGTCGCTGCTGTATAGGTTGAAACGTCGTCACCCTCGATTTGAGCGTTAGCCGTAACAGCCGCCAAATCTTGAGTTTGCCATTCGTGAAACGTGTTTGACGCTTTCACTTTTGGAATGGCCGACAAAAACGGGGTTTTCGTCGGGGTAATTTTGTAAATAATATCCGACAAATCTTCGCGGATACCCTTTGCTTGGAATGTTTGGTATGTATTGGCTATAGCGGCCATGTTGTCACCTGCTTAGGTCTATATGTCATTAATTACCCGAATAATGCGCTAAATGCGTGAGTCGCGTCATCAATCGAGCCTGTTTTTGCTAGCCTGTTTTTAGCGTCGAGTAGACCGCCTTGCGAGTCATTGCTGACAACACCCGGCCTTTCTACTCTTGGCGGTAAACTGCTGACTTTCTTTGTTGCACCGGATGCTTTTTTTATCAATTGGTCGTAAAGCATCGCTTTTCTTACCAACACAATATTTTCAGCTCTGGATTGATTCAGGTTTTGGACTTCCTGTTCTGAATAGCCGCTATTAATCATGTAATCAACAATCGCTTTGCTTTCAGCCTGAAATTTCCCCTGGTCTTTCCATTCCGGCAATATCTGTAATAGTCTTGCACTTTCTTGTTGCAAATAAGCCTGCATCTGCTCTGACAATGCGGCCTCTTGCTGCTGTTGCAGGTAGGCTTGCGCCGCCTGTGCTTGCTGCAATTGCGCTTGTCTTGCTTCGTACAGTTCTTTTTGCCGCAAATACTCATGCGGGTTTTCGTTTAGCAACCGTTGCCAATCGGGTTGATTTTGTTGCATCAATCCCTGCAATTGTTGCTGATAGTGTGTCAAAGCTTCATTGAGTTGCGCTTGTTCTTGCGCTACCACTGCGGCTCGTTGCTCAACCTCACGCCGTATAGCCGCCGCTTCCTCAAAACGCTTATTGGATGCTTCGCCTTTTTGGTAGTGAGCGATTAACTCGTCGCGTGTAACTTGCTTTTCTTCACCGTCAATCTTGACTAAAAATGTATCAATAGCCGCTTGTGTTTCATCTTCAACTTGCCGAGCAGGTTCGGGGTTGTCGTCTACTTCACCTTGCTGGCCTTGCTCTTGTTCAGCCAAATACGCGGACAATAACGCCGCGTCATCGTTTCCGGTCGAGCCGGATTCCGTTTGCTCAATCTCCGCGCCCGGTTGGGTAGCTTCTGATTCCATTGTTTTCTGCCTTATGTCATCTCGACATTAGAGTTAAAAAATCGTTTAACGGGCTAGCATTTTTTGCCGCCGCCGCCTTTACCTTTGCCTTTCATATATCACCTTTTTCAAACGCTACAAACGCGCCAGTGTTGAGCGTGTAACCATCAACCCCCGACACGACAACAGGATGAGAAAACCGCAAGACTAAAGACTCTGGCGTATCGGCATCCGAGCTTGAAACCTCGACTATCCTGATATTTGGGTTAATCTCTTCGGCATCTTTTACCCAATCTGCGAGTTCAGCAAAGCTAATGTTTGATATGCTTGCTGGCCCTTCGCTATGTATTCTTTCATCAGCCCCTTGAGGTGCTGCATTGCCTTTACCATTCGCCATATTTCTTCCCGTTCTTCTTTTGTTAAATCCGGTTGATTAATCCACTTTTCAAAGTATCGCTGTTCAAGCTCTTGCAAAGCCTCTTTAAACAACGGGTGGTCTAAAATCCATTCCGCCTGCTGCTGGCGGGATATAGCCGCCTGCGCTTCCTGTGTTAGATTGTCCTGCGACAACTTGACCCCCTATTAATTCGTTTAGCATTTGCTCTTTTTTGGCATCGTATTTCAAAGCCAATTCTGTGCGCTTTAGTTCGATGTCGGCCTCAATCTTGCGGTCATCTTGTGCAATTTTTGCAACCGTTTTTCGCTCTTCCAGTTGCATTTTTTGCTGTTCAATAGCAACCATGGCCTTGGCTGTAAATGTTTGTGGATCTTCTTGTTGCTGTTTTGGCGGCAATTGAGACGGATCGGTAAAAAACAGTTCTGGTTCTGGAAATCCAAGTGTTTCGGCTAGTTTTAGACCGGCCTTGTAGATGTTGACTGGCTGCACTACTCCGGCCTGTGCTGCTGATTGCATCGCTTGCCATAGCGTATTGAGCTTTTGTGTGATTTGCTCTTTGTTGCCAGTTCCAAGACCAACATTCACAGTCAGATTAAATTGATTTTTCCATTCTCTAGGGTCAATATCAATCCAACCCTTTGTCGCTTTAATACGCTCTGCTTTGTCTTGGTACTTGCTGACCAATTCCAGCATTTTTAGAAACAACTGTCTTACGCCGGTTTCAGCAAAATTTCTAGCTATCAATTCGATTCTAGAATCCGCACGGTTCGTGATGATATTCATTCCGGTCGCGGTCTGATTCAGAGCGTCTGCATCACCACCTTGACTGTATCTTGTAAATCCTGTGCGGTTTTCTCTCGCTTGATCCACATAATCCATCATAGCCATAGCGCCCTGCAAATCCCCTGCACCTGCCTGGATGGATCCTACTGCTCCGGCTTGCTTGACACGCACAACACCACCAGGGCGACTTGTTAGCAAGTCGTCTAAATTGACCTGACCTTCCAGTGCCCATGTTCTGCCGTTGACAGACAGATACAGGTTATCAATCATGGCTCGCATGAGTGATGTTTTAGTGCGTTGTGATTCCATCGCTAAATCAGCAATAGAAAGACCAAAAAACTGATGTGGGATTGGCACTGGACATAACGAGACAAAAGGCTGACCGTCTACCTCGACATTTTCAAGTATTTGATTACCAGCTCTAACGACTTTCCGATATTCTGGTATGCCGTCACCATCATAATCAACCTTTAGATAGCACTCAGTCACCCAAACAATTCGGCTTGACGGATCGCCGTTGTCGCCATCGTTGTTGACTTGCGTGTTGTCGTATATGTTGCGTGTTGTTGTTTCGGATGAATCAATCACAGCATCATCACTGCTTAATGCATCGATGTTTTTATAGCCTGATTCTTTGAGCTGACCGATTGATCGCTGGAAACGATGGCCGACAAAAGGTGAGTCGTCGCACGTTTTGGCCCGTTTCGAGATAATGAACTCTTCAGGAGGAACGTTTTCAATCCGACAAAACCCTTTATCAACAACACGTTTAACGGCGATGTTGTGAAGCTGTGCGCCTGTTGACTCGTCCAAAATAGCGCTATGCTCAATCGGTTCAACGTGTTGATCATCAAGCAGGATAGACAACTCAATATCGCTTAGGCCGTTGTATTCTTCCCTGGCTTCGTCCTGTCTAATATCCCACCAGACTTTGACAATGCCGTTTTTCGAGAGTAGCGCATCTTTAAACCAAGTCTGTAATACCTGGAAGCCTGTATTTTGCACATGGAAAACATGATTTCCAATGTACTCTGTCACGTGTTCGGCTTGTTCCTCGTATGCTTCGGACTTTGCTACAAACTCGACCACCTTATCACCGCTTGCAAACATCTTAAGCAACGATGGCAGCATCCATTCAACGGTGTCCAGAACATCCGTAGCAACAACAGAAGAGCGACCATCGATAGACGACGGTGCTAGATCACCAACCGGCTTTGCATAATAATACTCAAGCGCTTTTTGGCGCTGTTTAGTGAGTTCTGAGCTGCTGTAGCCAAGCGCCTGCTGGATTTCCATATCCGTTAGAGCTTTAAGCTGATCTTCGGTCATTGCCATTCTGTCTCCCGACAGTAAATTGTCGCTTCGTCTCCCGACGATTTGTTATGTTATATCGTAACATAAAATTAGAAAGTCAAGCATTTTAACGATAGCCTAAATCGGGATAATTCAGATTTGACGACCATGATCCGCTATCCCTTGTCGCATAGCGCTTCATCATGATGGCATAACGAGTCGCTGACAATAAATCATCTGCTTCTTTTACAATCTTACCGTCCTTGCGATGATACAGCCTGAACTCGTCGAACCAGTCTGTAAGCGTCGAAAAAACCTTGAGTCTGCCTGTTTGCATCCTGTCTAGCATATCCATAACCCCGGCCTCTACGCCGTTTGATCCATCATCAAACGTAGCTCGCTCGTTGCACATGTTCAGCCCTTGTGCCCTGTATTGCTGCATAAGCTGATCGCCGCTGCCTTTGTCGTGCTGTAGTCCGTCGTGCGGCCACGCCCAAGGCAACCAGCCCCCCCAGTGACGCACTGCACCGGCAAACAATACTGGCGTTTGCTCTCTAGCTCTGTGAGTGTGCGTTACATAGATGATGTCACTGTCTCTATCCCACGCTATCCGAGCCGCTGCACTGGGATGATCCCATCCGAAATCAATACCGGCAATTTGTACAAAGTGCTTAGGCAGCGTAAACGGCTCAACTGTAATGGATTCTTCCGACACTGGAAATATACGACCACTACCCAGGATTGGAACGCCTTTTGTTCTTGCCTCCCGTTCGTGAGCAGGGAAGCTGGCAATAATTCGCGCCCGCTCTTCAGCGGGGATATGCAACGCATCGTCGATAGTCATATTAATGTCGATCTGCTCAGCGTTTGGAGTCATCAAAAACTCGCGAACCACATCAGTCATACCCAGCAGTGGAGTAAACGTAACGCTGATAATACCCCGCGTTGCAATTGTCCGAGCTTTAGCCTCGCTGTATATGTCCGCTGGCGGCTCTTCGTCAAGCCAAAGCACATCAACAGGTGGCCCTTGCCACTTTTGCCGCCCTTGCTCGTAATATTTGAGTCTTATCGTACTAACGCCGCCGCTTACATGCTGTATTTTTGCGTAGTCAAGCAAGCCAGATACGCCCCTGGCTGGTTGAGCATGTTCAATGAGTCTTGCTGGAATAGCGCCTGTGCCAATCTCTCCAACGATCCCAAATAGCGCCCGTTGGGGATTATCGCGCGTTGTCTCGCCCGTATCTGACCCGGCCCAGGCCATTACCGGCCTATTCCATCGCCTACCCGTCCACCACTCAGGATATAAGCCCGTGAGGTGGTAAGCCATATCAGCCGCACCGGCAAAGGTCTTGCCGTTTTGGTTCCCAGCTCTTAGCAGACGCTCTGATTTTGCCGCACTGGCAGCATGGAATTCGATTTGTTTCGGATAGGGTTTGTAGCTGTTGATTTTATTCTGCGAGTCGTAAAGCGCTTTACGCTCTAGCATTTCAAGCAGTTCTCTTTTTTCAGCGATCATAATCCCGCTTTAGACAGTAAAAACTTTAGCCGCTCTTCGTCTTGTTGATTCCACTCGACTTCGTGTTTTATGACTATCGGCGCGTTGTAACCGTGCATCGCATTAAGCTCTTTTACTGCTCCAGTTTTATCGCTTGGTCTGGCTTCTATATCGCTTATGACTTCTTTTAGCGTTTTAACGCTATCTTCGCGCGTCCATAGCTGCTGTTTTGCCAATTCTGATCGTAGCGATTCGATCCTAGTTATTACCTCGGTAATTGCTATCAGCTTTGATGCGTTATTCCACACTGTTTCTGGCTTCCAGCTCAGCGATTTTGGATAAGCCTCCCTGTAAGCATCTGATTGATTTTTCCCGCTAACAATAGCCTGGCAAAACCTTTCTCTTTGATATGTAAGTGTTTTCTCCATGATTCTATTATCACATACTAATGCAACAAGTCAAGCCCTGTCTGTTTTGCTAATCCCATCACACTTCTTTAATTGATTGTATAGACAAACAACTATAACTGTGAAATACTATAGCCGTATTCAAAAATAACTAAGGAGAACGAAATGGCAGACATCAGAGAAAGTTTTAACGACGCAGTTGGCAATGGCGTCGGAGCTCCAAACAGCCCTTTAGCTAGAGCTAGAGCCTCGTCATCTGACAGGATGTCAGACACTATCATAGCTCAATTAGGTGCTGATAAAGTGGCGGCTAATATTGCTGCAAACGCTGCCTGCAAATGGGGAGTTGAAGTCTTTGGCCGCCTTCATAATCAACAATGGGATGATTATGAATTGGCGCTAGACTGCGCTAATAAAATTGGCGGCGAAGTCGTTGAGTGCAACTAACCGGAGAGCAATCATGATTAAAGCTACAAAAAACGCAGAATCAATTATAAATCGCGCTCAAGCTCTTGGTTTTCTTGCTGGATTTAATCTAAAACCGGGTAGCAATCATCGCGCATTAACTACAAACGGCGACAGTAAAGCTGTGCCAAATTACCCGTTTGTAATTGATGGGAAACGCATGTCTTGGAATATTGCTAAACAATTTTTGCAATCGAAAGAGTCAAAATTAATTGCGATTGGATAAAAACCTATTAAGTGGCATTGCTAATTTTTATATCGCCAGTGTATTTTCTCTTAAAATGCATGGCCGCAAAGGGAAAGCCGATATCAAAACCTATTTGCCGCCCCGTACCAAGATATAGAATTTCCTTGAGACCTCCGTATTCTTTAACTTTGTGTTGACAAAACAAATAAAGCTGATGTACTTTTTATACAAGTTCAGAGAGAACCTAAACCGACCCGGCGGAACTGGGACACAAGTGGAGAGCAATCATGAGTATTCAAAAATTAGAATTATGCGGGAAAATTATTTGGCAAGTTTTTGGGCCTGACAGACTGTTAGCAATTTTCAAAACAAAAAGGGAGGCAACTATTTTTATGGATGAAAA